GACAAAACATGCTCAACAACCTCTTTTGGCGTGCGGTAGAATTGCAAATCCTTCGCAACCTCTGTGCTTTGTGGTCGCTCGCCTTTTTCGTGAGCGTCTGGTAACACGTCTCCATAAAATTCGTGTAAAGCCTCGCTTACAATTCGTAGCGCATTCTTGTCAAAGTAGACATGCGCGTTACCGTTTTGGAATGTGCGAATCGACAATCCAAGGCGCGGCAATTCAAAATCTTCTGAGCGCAATTTGCTCTGGTAGATTAGGGCCTTTTCATCCTGTGTCAGTGTCGAAGAGCCAGTTACCTGCAACATAGCTTCGCACATATCTTTTAGGTGGTCGCTACCCCAAGAGCCATAGCCAGCAAAATTGCTAATAATCGCTCGCTTAGGCAAGCCCTTAACGCCGAAACCAAAGTTAGAATGTGATTTGTAAAACTTGTCTAGCTTGCAAAATGCCTCCGCAAGACCTTTCAGAATGTAATAACGCGGATCCTCCCAATACTTACCGAAAGTCGCCTGCAAGTTCTCTAGTGTTAGCGGTGCTGGGCTTGCTAATGACTGATTAAACTTGCGCTTATCATCCGCGCTAAAGACGTTATCAAGTCCAAGACGGTGATATATTGACTTCCATGCGCTGGCTAACAATATGCGCTGTCCGTGACTTTCTGATAGGTAATTCTTTTTTATAAACGAGTCACCTGTAAAGCCACCGATAACCTGGACGGCAGAATCCATATCGCGCTCAGCTTGCTCGAATGCTTTTATCGACTCGCTCAAGTTCTGCGATTTAGCGTGATATTCTTCTATGACCTCTTTAATGCTAGTCGGGCAGGATAACTGGTTCATTCTGATAACCCTCTCTTAAATGGCACGCCACACAGGACTCGAACCTGTAACCTACGACTTAGAACGACGTTGCTCTATCCATTTGAGCTAGTGGCGCATTACATAAAAACAAGCCTAGCACAAAGGCTAGGCTTAGGTGGTCTGACCAGTTAACTTTATTGACGCAACTGTCATACGAAACCGCTGCTCGCATCCTGCTGCCACTTCATCGGCGCTTTTACGCGATAACACAGTCATACCTCGCCCGTTCTCCATCCTCACTTGGTACGATAAGAATGGATCATTTTGGCTACCGACCTCACGTCCTCCTGCCACTCCTTCGGCAGTTTTTCCACCGCCTCTTTGGGCGATGGATTCGACAAGACCAGCTCTGCAAAGTGATAAGTCAATAAGAGTAGACAATCCTGCACCTCCTTTGGCGCGTTGTTAGCCGGTTTTTCTTTGTCTAGAACAGCACCAAGCTCTGCCGACAACCCCGCTAGTTTTTCGTGGTCAATATCCATTCTTGAAATGCCTCCCATGCTGCATCAACACCTAGCGCCACAATAGCAAACGCCCCCATATCTTGTGCTGCTCTCAAGTAGTCAAGTTGCCCCGCCTGCCAATGGCATAGCGTGTGGTCGCGCCGCTTCATTTCACAAACGAACGGAACACGCGCTGGAATAATTATATCTGACGCGCCCGGCGTCATTCCTTCCATGCGCTCTTTCATGGCGTTATTGCGCTTTCCCTCGTTGCGGATGTGCGTTGCAATAGCACCGTATTCCGTTTTACGGACACGGTTAAAAAACGTCATTTGCTCTGCAACCTCTAACGGGCATCTTTTATCTCTGTACGACAAATCGCCGTACACTTTAATATCAGGTGGGAATTTCATCTATCTCTCCATTAAAGTAATTAGCATAATAAAAATCATTGCGCTTGCAATACCGTACTGACTTTGGCATTTCGCCATAGCCTTTTACCAATGCCGATACAAACTTTTCAGCGCTTGGCGCAATACGCCCAAAAACAGCTTGGCAAAGATTGTTAAAGCCCATCGATCCAACTGTGTAGTACGCCTTAAAAGTGCGGTATTCCGTTTCCCATTGCACCGCTAAGACTTCGTTGTCTTTTGCGTTTCTGTAAGCACTCGGCGACCAATCTTTAACTAAATCGCACTGCCACTGGCTAGGGTCTTTTTTTAGTTTGTAAAACTCCTCCCGCAGCTTTTCGTTCGGGTTTACCAACTCAGCACCACACTTACACGCTCGCGCTGCAACATCGTTCTCTAAACCGCAGTCAGGACAAACTTTATGCGCCCATCTGAATCCACAACGCTCATGCTCTTTACCGACACGCACAAAACCCATGCAACGACGACCGTAATGCGCAGGATATGGCTCACCGTCGTCTGTCATGAGTAGCTCACCGTCAAGGTCGCACAAATAACCGTGCTCGGTTATTTCCATGTGGTCGGGATTGTCCTTGCGAACCGAAAACTCATTAACATATCCGCAGTCAGGACAGGTAACATCAATCGGTTTTGATTCACCTTTTCGCTTAACCTTGATGACTGGAGCAAACAGGTTTCCGTCCGGGCAATGCTCCTTTATGTTCTCTGCAAAATCCATCACTAGGCAGTCATCTTTGCCTGAGTGCAGTCGTAAGCCTCGCCCTATTATTTGTTGTAGTAAGCTGGCTGACTCGGTTTTGCGCAATATAGCAATCAAGTCAACATGAGTCGCATCAAAGCCGGTGGTCAGTACATCAACATTAACCAGATACTTAATCTTCTGTGCCTGAAATTCCTCAATAATCTCGTCACGGTTTTTTGTCGTGCCGTCAACCATTGCTGATATTTCAGGCGGCAATGAGTCCATTATCTCCCGAGCATGTTTCCTGTTCGCAGCAAAAAACATAACGCCACTTCTGTTGCGTGCAGCATCTACAACCTGAGCGACTATTCGCGAGGTTTTACGCCCCTGACCAACAAACGCTCTATCAACTGACGCATTGGTAAATTTTCCGCGCTTAATCTGCAAGCCGGACGTGTCATAACCATCTTCTGCGTGCATGACAGGCGGCGTTAAATAGCCCTGCTCTAGCAACTCCTCCGCAGTGATACGAAAAATCATGCGATGGTAAAACGGGTCAGTCACTTCCTTCTCTGTTTTGCCGTCCTCATTGACTGCATAAATATAACCTTCATTGGTTCGATAAGGCGTTGCGGTCAGACCACCAACACGCAGGTACGGCGAGTTTTCTTTAATACCAGCAATAATAGCCTTTACCGTATCAGTTGTGCGGTGCGCCTCATCGACAATTACACAAGCAACACGCTTTGATAGTGCGCCTATTGCGTTTTTAGCCGTGCCTGGCGTTGCAAATATAACGTTGTGACGCAAACACTTACCGCCTGCTGACGAGCTATACAGCGAAGCAGTGCGACCAGTGGTGGCTAAAAACTTTTTTCTATTCTGAACAACCAACTCTTTCGTTGGCGCTAAGCACAGCACCGCTTTACCAGTGTTTTGCTCAACCCAATCTGCCAGCGCTGCAACAATATGTGACTTGCCAGCTCCGGTCGCTGCCTCGATTAAAAAGGAGTCGATTGACTCCTTTATCCACTCAACGGCAGCGTCAAAGGCTGACTGTTGGTATGGTCGCAAAGACATTGTTATTTAACCGTCCAGCTTGTTGATGGCTCACCAGTGTAGGGCGTTAAATCAATATCGGGGCAGTGGTCTTTAACAACTTTGGCGTAAGAAACAGATCCTTTACGATCGACCGGAAAAATAGAAAGCCCAAAGCATTTTGCTTTATTCCCATTGGCGCGCTCTACCAATGCCGCCTTTGCTTCGTCCATCAGCTTTTTGGCTTCATCAGCAGATTGCTTAGCCTGCTTGAACTGTTGCGCTAGCTCAAAATCAGTATCGCTATCAAGCTCTACCTCTTTTGCTTCTAGGTGTGCTGGATTATCCAACTCTGACAAGTAGCGCTTGTGAAACTCTTGCAACTTAGGCAGGTTTTTTGCCAGCCATTTTTCGTTGCGCTCTACGCGCTCAAGTTTTGAGTCGTTAGGCGTCCACTGGTAGAAGTCACACCACTGGCGGTCAGTGCAAAACATTTCGATTTGCATCTGCGCATAATAATGCGGCTGTTGCTCTGCCGTTTTGAACTCGGGATTTTCTTGATTGCGCAGACCGTAAGGGCACTTAACCTCAATAACACCGTCGTCATCAATAAGCCCATCGGGTGATGCGCCTAGCCAATCTTCGAATGGGTGAAAGCCGGTTTCAATCACCTTGTTGCCGGTTTCAACTTCATAGTCAAATGTTGCGCCATCTTCGTGAAACGTGCCATGTGCGGTTGCTGCGTTTCCTGTGAACTCAGACTCAGCACCGTGGTGCTCTCTCACCATACGACGCAGCACGTCGTCGGGCTTTTGCCACGGATTAACACCTAAAATCGAGCCAACCGCCGACCCAGTTACACGACCTTTACGCTTTTCAAACCATTCGGCTGAACGTTGCTTTAACTTTTCACTTCCCATTTTTTGTGTCTCCTTCTTTTCCCATTTATGACTGATGATATATGTCCATTGTTTAGATTATATTTTCTTACTAACTCATTCCTTGTACATCTTTCCTCACCATAAAGAGGATGAATAAAGCAGTATATATTTTTGTCAAACATCGGATTTAGATGTCCTAGTTTTTTATTTCTCAACTTCTCTTTTTGAGCCTCGCTCATGGGGCCATATGTTGATCCTTTTTTTGATTTACTTATTTTTCTTTTTGTTTCCTCACTAACGATCCTTACCTTATTTGCATTCCTCATTCTTTCTGAAAAACCAATGTCTTTTTTAATGCCCTTTAAATAATGTTCATTATTTAAATTCCATTTTCTTAATCCAATAGATATTTTTTCCCTTGTTATTGGGTCTCTTTCTTTGCCATAGTTATGATTGCCTTTCCCTGATATTTTTTTTATGTACTCTTTTCTTAGTTTCTCGTAAACCCTTGATGGCACTCTAACACCTTTTGCAGAGTTAGTTAGCGGATTGCTCATCAAGAACAAAGCAAAGAGCATTTGCTTATTTCTGTGAATTTTGTACAAAAGAAGATGACATATGTAATGCTCCCTTGGGGTTAATATAGCTATATTTTCTTTTTTATCTACACCGCCCATTGACCTAGGAACTATATGGTGTCTCTCATATCCGTCAGCTTTTGAATCTCTATATTTAGAGTTGCTTATTATGCTTTGATATATATATCTTTATAGTCCATGTTTAATTGCCAGATTGGAAAATCTAAATACATTGTACTACGATGAACGTTGCTTTTCCATAATAATCTCTCCTATTAAGAAAAGGGGCGCGAACGCCCCTGACTTAATTATGCAAACGGGTCATCTTTATCGTCTGACGAACCAGAGCCAGAAGAAGCGACCGCACCGTTTAGAGGCGCAACCTTACTAACCCAGTTGCCTTTCTTTTCAACGCCGTCGTCTGTCTCAGACGCAGGTATTGTCCAAACTTGCAGCAAAAGAACCATTGGCTTGTGCAGTAGGTGTTGCTGCAACTGACCATCGTTAGGCTCTCCGTCGATTTTCAGCAAGCCTCCGCCTGCGTTGGTGGCAATCGCCGCCAACATTTTCTTGGCTTTGTCTGCTTTTTTGGAGTCTGAGTCGAACACGCGAATCTTCTGAAAGATTTTACGGTTCTTGTACTCACCATCGACAACTGACCAGCGGGCTTTGATGTAGCGGTCGCCTTGATATTCATCCCACTTAACCTCGTCAATAGCTGCCTTGACTTCGGTTTTAGCTGGAATAACCTCCATATCGCCGCCGCCAGTTTCAAACTCTGTTGAGCCGGTGATTTTTTCGTTTTCGCTTGTGTTCCAGAATGACATATTATTTGTCCTCTTTTAGTGATGGAATAATATCTTTAAGTGGGTTCTTGCCTAATTCAACTGGCAAGTCCTCGGTAATACCAAAGCGGTTTTTGCTGACATTGGCAGCAGTTGCGTAAGTAACAAGAACCCGCGTGCCGTCAGAAATCGCTTTTTTGCGGTCGCCGTCGCCTTGCGTGTAAGTCAACAGCTTCAAGAACCCTACAACGTCGGAGTCATCAACATAAGGCGCTACTGACTTGCGACCTAAACGCAAAGAGTAGCGGTTGTACGGGTCTTGGTCTGGCAACTCCACCGTTTCAGTGTCGGCGTGTGCAACAAAGACAATATGCATACCATTTTGCTCATTCAACATGCCGCATACTTTACGCACACGTTGATGAAGCGACGCAACCGCGGCAAGTCCAGCACCATAACCACCAAGCGCCTGATTTATCGAGCGCGGCTTTTTAGGGTCACTATCAATGACGTGCTGGATAAACAGTCGCTCTAACGCAGTAACGGAATCGACAACCAGCGTTTTATATTGGTGGTCTTCTTCTAATAGCCCGCGTAGCTGATTCCATAGGTCATCGACTGACTCTAAAGAGGGAAACGCATCAGGGCGGTGTTTTTGTGGAATTGCCTGCAAGCCATCTTCCGCACGAATAACAATAGGATTAGGGAAGCGTGTTGCAAGCGTTGTTTTACCTAAACCAGAGTCGCCACAGATAGTAGCAATAACTGGACGGTCTTTTGGTTTTTGAACAGAATTGAGTATCGACATGGTTTGTTCCTCCTTTTTCTCTCTACTCGGTTGACAATGTAGCGTTATTAAATGATACTGTCAACATCTTTTTCGCGAAAAAATAAACGAGGTTATAAACATGAGCATTCAGGATAGGTTACAACAACAAGAAAAAGAGCAACTAGACGCAGCGATAAAATGGGCTGGCAGCCGACCAATACTAGCTAAAATTTTGGGGGTGTCGCAACAAGTCGTACATGGCTGGGTTCAGCGTGGACGAATAAGTGCAACAGCTGCAGCAAAATTAGAGGAAATAACCAAAGGCGAATTTAAGAAATCAGAAATGCGCCCCGATGTTAAGGAGTGGTATCTATGATTAAAATGCACTACGACTTTCTCGACAATGAAATACCCGTATTCGGGTTGCATGGCGTCACTAATGGCGTATGCGACTGCGGAAACCCTGAATGCGAAGCGCTGCACAAACACCCAATCGCGTCTAACTGGCAGCACACACCCTTGTGGAGTGAAGACCAGCTTGACTGCATGGAGTCAATGGGTCACTTTGACAGCGGTTATGGCGTGCTAGTAAAAGGATTACTCGTTGTTGACGTTGACGCTCGCAATGGAGGAGTTGAATCGTTTGCCAAGTTAGATAAAAAATACAACCTTATGCAGTCAGCGGGTCTTATCGTCGCCACCGGCAGCGGACAAGGCTCAATGCACTTATACTTTCGCAACCCATCGGAAGAATCGTTATTACAACACCACAACGACTATCCGGGCATTGATTTTAAGTCATCAGGCTATGTCGTTGGCGCTGAATCAATGCACGCATCTGGCAACCGCTACGAAGTCATGCAAGGCTCTGTATCAGAAATCAGTGAAGCGCCAGCAGATATTTTGGGCTTACTAAAACGTCCGTCTCACCACCGCAGCGAGCACAACGGCACATACATAGACGTCACTGACGCAGAAATCAAAGACATGCTGTCACACATCAGCCCGGACGCTGCACATGACGACTGGTTGCACATCGGCATGGCTATCCACGAAACAACTAATGGCGCAGGATTATCTTTATGGGATGAATGGTCATCGAATAGCGAAAAATACCCGGGCTTCGACGTGATAGAGCGCCGCTGGCACTCATTCGGCAAATCATCGAACCCAATCACCATAGGAACGCTTATTCACTATGCGAAAGAGTCCGGATGGCAGTCTGATTATGACGATGTAACATTCACTCCAACACAGCAGCATACTAACGAACTGCAACCCGAGTTGGTTGATCTTAACCGTCCACCGGGTTTTGTTGGTGACGTCACTAGATGGATAAACGACCAGTGCCTATACCCGCGTGAATCGCTTGCAACAGCCGCAGCATTAACCGCTGTTGGTAACGTCGTCGGGCTGCGCTACACTGATGAGTTGGATGGTATGTCAACCAATCTATTCTCATTTTGCGTGGCAGGCTCATCAACGGGTAAAGAGGCAGTACAACAAGCGTACATGAAGATAATGCGCGCCGCAGGTATGGCAGGTGCACTGCATGGCTCGTTCAAGTCAGAGCAGGAGGTTGTGCGCAACCTAGTACGCCATCAAATGGCGGCATACGCTGTGGACGAGCTAGGTATCACGCTTAAAAAGATAAAGAACGCACAACAACGCGGCGGTGCTGCTTACCTCGAAGGTTTAATCGGTATTGTTATGTCGGCATACTCAAAAGCCAACGGCTTTATGCCAGTCAGCGGCGATGTGCGCGAGGAAGTCACTACGCACTTACAGCGGCAGGCATCAGCCTACCAGAAGAAAATAGACGAGAACGAGGGCGACTACGAGCCAGCTTTGCAGCGTGTTTTGCACGCCTTGTCCAATATCGACAATGGCTTAGAAGCGCCTTTTTTGTCTATTATCGGATTTACTACGCCCGTCACATTTAACGACCTGTTTGACTTCGAGCAGGCTACTAACGGCTTTTTATCGCGTGCGCTGATATTTAACGACCTTGAAACCAATCCGCGACGCAAGTCGGGCTTCAAAAAGCGTGCAATGCCTGACTCAATGGCGGCAACTTTAAGCAATCTGTATCGCCCAGGTGAGTTTTCCATTACTGGTAATGAGCGCATTGAATACTACGGCGAAAAGACCGCAATAAAGACAACGCCGGAAGCACAGTCGCTGCTTGACGAGGTGTATGAGCAATTCTGGCAGCAGGCGGAAACCCACAAATCAGCCAGTGGGTTAGAGTCAATCCCGAGACGCGGCTATGAGCTTGTAGGAAAGGTTTCAACGATACTAGCAGCGCCCAGCGGTCTACGCACAGATGAGCATGTCAGGTGGGCTTATGCACTGGCTAAGCGTGATATCGAGTACAAGTTAAAGCTGGCTTATGCAAACATGAAAGAAGAATCCGACGAAAAAACGGACGC